TGAGGCTATGTATAATGCAGGTTCTAATGTGCTAAATATATTTGCTTCGTGGATAGATCAATGCCCGGCACTGAGTGGCGCTATAGCAGGACTTGCTGTTGCAATAGGTGCTATGGGACTTGCAGGTGCTATCGCAGGAATAGTAAAACTTGTTCCTAAAATTGCTGAAATGCTTTCGTTAAGCCCTAAAATAATGATTATTGTTGCGGCAATTGCAGGTGCTGTGGCTGTAATAACGGCGCTGACTGTTGCTCTTTCTAACACAAACAAAGAGTATGAATCGTGGACTGCTTCCACGAAAGTCAATTATGACGAATTACAGAAAGCAAACGCCGAATACAAGAATGCTTGTGAGGAATTTGGTGCAACTTCCGCCGAAGCAAGCACTCTGAAAAATAAGGTTGACAGTCTTACCGAGTCATTTGAGAATAACAAGATGACCATAGAGGAACTTTATGATAGGTTTGATAAGCATATCGAATTGTCACAACAGATAACATCAAGTTATCAAGATAATAACTTTGAAATCGAAAACCAGTACGAAACCGCAGGGAATCTTGTTAATAAGCTCGAGGAATTAGCAACCAGCTCTGAAAAAACGGCGGCAAGCCAGGAGCAAATGAAGCAGATAGTATCTACTCTTAACGGAATGTATCCTGAGCTTGGCTTAAACGTTGAAAGCGTAACTGACAATATAGACGCTTTGGGCGATAAGATAATGGAAACGGCCGAAAAGACCTATAAAAAGCGAAAGGTTGAAAACGCTCAAAATAGTATAGCTGATCTTATGGGTCAAGAGGAAACGCTTCGAAGGGATATTGAAATAGCAGAAGCCAATATGCTTGCTGCGGGTAAGAAATATTCTCAGCAGAATATATTTGAAGGAGCTGCCACTACATTGCTCAACTCGGGAGCGACAAAAGAATATAATGACGCTAAAGCAAAATGGGAAGCTCTTCACGATCAGCTTACTGCAAATATTCAGGCTCAGGAAGATGCAAAGCAGGCTATCGAAGACTATGCAAAAGAGGCAGAGGAAGCCGCAAACGCTGCATTAAGCTACGGAGAAGCTTGCGAGCGTGCTGTTGACGGTAGTAAGGATGCGATACAGGAACTATGCGATAAATACGACGAAGCATATGACGCAGCAAGAAAAAGCATTGACAGTCAGATAGGGCTTTTTGACACAATGGCTACGGAGTCAAAAATAAAAGTTGAAGATATGTTTGACGCTTTTACGAGCCAGTATGAGTATCTTACAACATACTCCGAAAACTTAAAGAAAGCGGCTTCACTTGGGCTTGACGATGACCTCATAGCAAAACTTTCGGATGGCAGTGCGGAAAGTGCCGGCTATCTGAATGAAATTGTAACTCAGGCCGAAAACCTTGACAGCGACGGCGCAAAGAAATTTGTAAGCGAATTTAATGACGCTTTCAAGAAGACAGAACAGGCAAAAGACACGTTCTCGCATACTGTAGCAGGCATGCAGACCGACTTTGATAAGGAAGTAGACAAGGTTAAAGAAAGCCTTGAAAATGCCGTAAATGACATGAATATGAGCGACAAATCGAGAAAAGCGGCACTAGAAACAATGGACGCTTATATCGAAGCAATAAAGAGCAAACAGGCTGAAGCTGTTTCGGCTTCTGAAGCCGTTGCCTATGCTACGGCAAATATCCTTAACGGCAAATCTCATTATGCGACAGGCTACGTCCCCGGAATGCCGTCAGACGTCTATGAGAAAATTCAGCATAATGCGAACGGTACCGATAATGCCGCAAATGCGTTTATAGCAGGCGAGGAAGGACCGGAGCTTGTTGTCGGTGCAGGCGGTTCTAAGGTATTTACAGCTGATGAAACACAGTCGATATTCAGAAATGCGGCGGC